ACACCCGGATGGTACTGGAACCGCCTCTTCAAGAAGGTGACCTCTGACATATGGATGTAAGGCACCGAAGGTTTCTCCTTCTCTGCCATTGTGTAGCCAACACCTGCCACTTCAAGCACATCTTTTATTCGGGTGTGCGTGAAAAGGGGCCTGTGCGGGCTTACACCCACAACGTGGTCATCACCGAGAGAGAGTATCGTGACATGTTCAAAGAAGTCTTCCACCTGATATGTCGTGCTATATGCGTACATGATGTACAACACACAACAAAAGCAATTAAAGATGGTCGTCAATTGATGTCCAGACACTTCACCTCCATTGAGTGTGACGAGCATGCCGAACCAGTTCACCGTTGGATTCACCAGATCAGCCTCGATACACTCCATGACCACTTTCTCTTCCTCGGAGAAATTTCCTGATGCGATAGCAACCTGCTTAATGACCCAAAAAGCCCACCTCATGAAAGAGATGGGAAACTTCTTGTCAAAGCCAGCAAAGTCGCCTGCGATCATTCTATCGCTCCCGTGCTTTGTGAGAATGTCATGAACTTCCCCCCATTGGGAACTGTGGACATTAACTCCCACCACACAGTGGAAGACCTGCCAATTACGTTGGACCACACGAGTGAAACCTAGGAACATCATCCGAACAACACAGAGGAAGTCAACTGGACAAGAGAAGAAAACTCTTGTTTTTCCCGCGTCGAACCTCTGTTGCGTCACCACCTCATCCTTCAAATTTGCATTGAAGATTGGGTGGCCACGTTCGCCATTCTTGTAACGCTCCATAAGCGCCTCGATCTTAGCAATAATGGCGTCATCAAAGACGACACCATCCTGCCAGGTAGGGTCTTCAAGCTTGGACAGGTATTTGCGCTTGGGCGCCAGGTACGGGTAGCCCATACTCGTACTCCGTTTGATGCCATCAACGTACGCCATTCCTGGCATACCATTGACGGCAACGTTCAGAGGATAAGCATGGATCAACTTAAGCTCATCACTAGGCAAGTTAGAAATGATGTCTTTCAACAGCACCTCAGCACACTTGGCTAACAAAACTTCGTTGAGGCCACGAGCTGGACTCATGTACTCAATAAGTGCTTTTTGTTGGGGTTTCCACCTGTGCATCAAAGGACGGTGGTACCTCTCAAACGCGAAGTTGCCGAGTCGCTTTCCGACGAGCTGATTTGCTAGCTCTGTATCTTCAACGCGGCTCTTGTACCTAGCGCGAGGCATCACCAGCTCACCATGATATTGCACAACACCAACTTCATGGAAATCCACGTAGCTGATAGGAGCACAAACTACATCGTGAGCAACCGGGACCACCGATGGCAACACACAGCATTCATTCTGGAGCTCTGTCAAGTCTTCTGACCACACTGAAGTGGCCATAACACTATTGGAGCCCCTATCATAGACGCTATGTATTCCAACGATGGCTGGCCCGTAGCCAGTATCCACGAACAAAGGGGAACCGCAGTCCCCCTTCTCCGTCGGCTTCTCGGGCACGCCACTAAAGACGTAACACGATATCTCATGATCATCGAACTTCTGCGTAAACCACTTCCGCCTAATATTCGACACCCTCAATTGCTTGAGAGAGCCATCAATTTGGCGAATAAGGTAGAAAC